GCATTGCTCATATCAGTAGAGAACTGGAAAGCAGGTTCCAGCAAAGATACAAGCTGAGCAAAGGTAGTGGTCGGGCCTGCGGTATTGGTATTGCCAGGAGCATACTGTTCCATAGCATCAATAACACCCTGCGTAGCATGGATAGGCTGAGAGCCAGTAGTATCCATCTTCGGCTGACCCCAGATCATAGCAGACTCGATATCCACTGCATGGAACATCGCAGCATCCTTACGAGATTCTGCAACATTGGAGTAGCCTTGCTCTGCTAGGGAAGCCCGTGCAGTATCCGACAACGCCCACGCATTACGGAAGATTTGCGTGAAGTTGGGGATATAGGTAGTAGCTAGCTGACGAGCAGTAGGACGAGCGCTGTTCTCAGCAAAGGCAGTACCTACTTGCATCAGGACATCCGCTGCATTGATAGCAGCAGCAGCTACCCGACCAAAGGCACGAACAACAACCACAGCAGTAGCATTGGTGATAGCAGTAACTAGCACGTTCTCACGGGTGCGAGGGTTGTGTAGTACCATGCCCACAGTCATACCAACAGTAGAACCCACAGTCAGTGAGGTAGCACCTACCAAATCACCCGCAGTAGAGGTTGTGCGAATGAAGGTCATGGTTTTGGAGAAGTATCCGTGAGTAGAAGCTTTGGCCTTCGACTTACCGGACTGGGAAGACAGCGCAAACATAGGAGCTGAGCCATTCGGGAACAAGCGCAGTAGAGTACCTGCGAAAGACCGTGTGTTCAACTCAGCAGGGTTCATGCTGGTATTAAAGACGCCATTTAGTAGTGCCATGATATGTTTCCTTTATAAGGGTTAAGAGAGATACTTGCTCCAGTCCATCTCTCCATCCTTAGTGCCATTAGCATTAGAAGATTGCGTAGCTGGAGCTAGTGCTGCACTCAAGTCTGCAATATACTTCTGAGCTGCGGTAGCAATTTGTTGAGGAGAGGAGTCTGGATTTGCAGCAGCGAACTGATTAGCTACTCGGTTCAGCTCTGCTTTTACAACAGGGTGATCGTAGTTGGGAGCATTAGATAAAGCATTGGAGGTGAGCTGTTCTCGTACTCCAGTGTTTAGCTTCTTACTCTCATAGTCTGCACGTTGACCAAGATGAGTCTCCGTGAGGGATGTGGCGTGCTCTAGGGAAGCACTGTAGGCGTTACGGCCTACGGATTGAATAACAGATAGTAAAGCTTTTGTATCTCCTGCTAGAGCCTTCTCCATTTGGTCAGGCTGTACGCCCTTAGTGAAGTCCATTGTAGCAGATACTTCACCAAGAATCTTAGGATCTAGCTTGAAGCTGGGAGCTTGGATGGCAGAAGATTTAGTTGCATCTTCAAACATTTTGGAATAGGCGTCAAGGGGATTGACTGGAGTTCCGCTGACCTCGGGAATCTTACCACTGGCATCCGCAGTAGCTGGGGATTCTCCTAATTTCTTCTCCTCTTGGACAGTGGGTGCTGTACCAGTAGTCGGGGTGGAGGTTTTAAACATATCAGTAAATATACTCATGGTGATGCTCCTTAGTTAGGTTGCTGGGATTGAGGTGCTTCTATGGATAGAAGCGTAGATACTACTTGAAGCTTTCCTTGCACTACTGCGTGGGCTTGCGCCAGTGTATCCTTATCATTACCAATAACTGATAGGGATAGTAATTCCTTTGCATCGTTAAGTGCCATGATGCGAAGGAATTTCCTTAATAGAGGATTAGTGAAGATTTCTCTTACTAATTCCTCTTCTGTTTCTGATAATGCTAGATTGGGTATTGCATCGTCGAGGCTCATGCTAGTACTCCTGGTTGCTGTTGTTGTGGCTGCTGGGGTTGCTGGGCTTGTGCGTTCTGCTGTACGTTAGCTACTGCCTGCTCTGGGGATGGCGTGTATTCTTCCATTCCTCGGATTCCTGTTAACTGAGCTAGGTGGGCTACCATCCCAGGCAAGGAGCCTCCATAAGAAGCTTGGAGTTGCTGGCTTTGAGAGATAAGCTGTATCAAAGTCATTAGACTCTCAGTTGAAGCGAGCTTGCTCTTCGGAGTATATCCATCAGCTAGACGGAAAGCTAGTACTTGCCTACGCAATTCGTCTATATTGATCTTGAGAGTCTCCCCCGATTTTTGAGATACTAGCTCAACATCATCCCCATATTGGAAGATATTAAGTTTGAGGATATTCTTAAGAGGCTGGAATACCTGAAACTCAAGGGTGAGAGCTGGTAAGCGTAGACGGGAGTCTGCTCCACCCATAGTATCTTGCCACTCTACTACGCTCTTATTCCCCTTCTGGAATTGCCCCTGCATAGGAGAATTAAGGCCAGATAGTTCCTTACCAAAGGATACTATACGCATACCAGAGTCCAAGGCTCCCTCTGTCCCACGAGCATCAAAGGGAATCTGATGATATGCGTCCCTGATAGTCTTAGTAGAATCCAAGGAGTTACTCTTCACAGGAATCTTAGGAGCTGGCACTGGTGCATTTATATCTGAGGTCTTAATTAGATCAGGGTCATATAAGGCTCTATCCGACACAGCCCTACGAGCTGCATTAAAGCTGATATTGAACAAGGTCTCGGCAGCCTGCTGGAAGGGAATGTTACCCTCTGCGATAGACTGCGTCTGATAGCCTAAGCCATCCTCTAAGGGCTGCCCGAATAGAATTGGCAGAATATCATAAGCTGAGATAATGCGCTCAGCTTGTACTAGGACAGAGGAGTTGATGATAACAAACTTCCAAATCTGCACTGTCTTAGGAGCAGGAGAGGATAATGCGAAGTCAGCTGGCATAATGCGAGCATATAGAGTAAACTTCTCGAAGTTGTTAGTATTCAGAGCTTCCTTAGGGTCATCTCCTCCTGTCATCCACTTAAACCAGTTGATACCAGAAGTAGGACGACGTGCATTGATATACTCCGACACCTGTGGAGGCATACGGAAGTACCCTAGCTGCTCAGCTGTGTTAAAGGGGTTCGGAGATTTAGTAGCTTCTCGTATATTGAAGGCTTTGTTATCATCTGCTAGCCTCTGGAGGTAGCGTTTGAGCTTTGTCTTGGATAGAATCTCAATATATCCTGCAAAGTCTCCCTCTGCTGCTACATCCCCAGGAGATACGTTGAAATCCCATACTGTATTGTAGGGGTCGAGGCGCTTAAGTTTAGTAAAACTCTTATGGTCTTTAGATACCTTCTTAGACCCTGGGGTTAGTACCTCTTCTGTAAGAGAATATTGGGATATAGAGTCCCAGTTAGCTTCTATTGCAGAGAAGTTATACTTCACTCCGTCACGCAGGAACATAAGAAGCTGTCTAGCATAACCCCCAATGGTGGCGTGGTCATCTAGGAGAGTCTCTAGCTGCTCTGCCCATTTTTTATTGGCAGGAGAAGAGACAACTGGGAACATAGGAGTACCAGAGAGAAACACCTCTGCTAAGTAGGCTACCATAGAATCTACCTGAGAGACCACTACAGGGGGAGTAGTGGATGGTAGGTTCATTACTCCTACTGGAGTAGTAGCGGAATCGATGCCCTGCCCTGCTACTACCCCCGTTGCTGGGTCTACACTCACCTTGTAGCGAGCATAGGCTACATCTATAGCCTCCATCTTGCTCTGGTAAGAGCTAAATTTCTTATGCTCTGCCAAAACTTGCTGGGCATATTCCAAGATGCTGGCTTGGGCTTCCTTCGTAGGTAGTATCTGACGTACATCAGTCTTTTTTGCCATTTTTCCACTCCGTTATAGGTTTGTTTAGTACGTCCTTAAAGGTCTTACCAGCGCCTCGCAGAGGTTTCTCTCCTCTAATGATAGCCATAGCGTTCTGTACATACTTCTGAGTCTCTCTAGGAGCTTTAGATAGGTCTAACTTTGCGTTGCGTAGATTACCTGGCCCCCAGTTATAGGCTGCTAGAGCTAACTCTACACTCCCAAAGCGCTTGATAAGGGACTTCATAGCCTTAGCTGTACCGGCTCCTGCTATCAGAGGATTGGTAGAATCTGTGATTCCATAGGTCTTGCGGAATATCTCCCTCTGTTGGAATATACCAGCTGCATCCTTACTATTCTGTACGTGGATAGGATCCGCTTCTCCACCAGTCTCTGTGGTAGATATAGCTAAAAGTGTTCTAGGAGGAAGTCCCTCTTGCTTATCCAGGTTTTGGAAATGCTCACCTAGTGTAGGGTCTGGCTTTACAATCATGTTAGCTACAGGTACAGGGGGATTAACCAAACGTCTATGAGCCTCGACTGTAGCAGCCTGCCCCGCTCTTAGGTTATCCCCGTATGTCTTCATAGATTGTAACAGTTGATCTAGGCTAAAGTCCATAGAAATCTCCTATCAGAATGGTGTATTAGTTGCGACTACCCTAGCTTCGCCTTCTATTGAAGTTGCGATTCTACGGAGGTTTGAAATGGCATGCCAATATTCGTTTCGGATATCCAGACCATACGCTATAGCATCTAGTA